AAACAGGAATTGATGAGTTAATTCTTAATATTAATACTTTACTACAGAATATTACTGATAATAAAAATAATCCTGAAAAAGCAGCAGAAAATTTTGCTAAGTTAAGACAAGTTCTTGAAGATTTAGGCTCACCTGATCCTTCTAAAGGATTACCTCAGGCAGTAAAAGATGCAGCAGCTTTTTCACAACAACTTATTCAAGTAGATAGTGCAGGAAAATCAATGTCAGATACCCTAGCAAAATTAAGAACTGCAGCTACACCATTTGCTGCTATAAGAAAGTCAACAGTAGAAATTGCAAGTTCTTTTACAGATATGGCAAGTAATATAGATTACTTAAATACAGAAGGAAAAACAATAGAAGATATATTTGATAAAAATACAGTTGCAATACTAAAAAATACACTAGGCTCAGAAAAGGTAGTTGCATTATTAGAACAAGAATTGACTTTAAAAGAAGTTTTACTAAAAGTAAGTGAGATGGCTACAGAGAGAGCAGATCAATTACTTAAAGTAGAACTTCGCAGATTAAATGCAGCAATGGAATTAAAAAGTGCAACAGCAATAGCTTTACAAACAGCAAGTCCTTTACAGAAAAAAGAAATACAAAATTTATCAAAACAAGCAGAATTAAATAATAAAATTCAAGGTATTTTAGACGAAATAGCAATAAAATCAGCTGATGGAACTAAATTTACTGAAGAACAAATACAACATGATCAAATGAGAGTAGCTGAACTTATGATTCAAAGAGATTTACTTGCAGAACAACTAACTTTACAACATCAACTTACAACTGCACTTAGAAGTTCTGCAGAGGGCGGACTAACAGAAGTATTTAGTAGTATGATAAAAGGAGAAAGACCGGCAGAGGGAAGAACAGTAAAATTTGGTAAAACAATAGCAGATGCTCTAACAAATGTACTAGCAAAAGATATGGCAAAAACTTTTATGGATATATTCTCTAATGAAGCGAGTCCTGCTGATAGAATTCAAGAGGCAATGGTTTCAGCAGCTAATTATCATGGTCAAGTTATAAAGGCAGCTATCGCAGGAGAAGCAATACCAGAAATGCCAGGAACTAATCTTACAGGTTCAAGAAACGGTATTTTAAGTAGATTGAGTGGATTTAATCCTCTTAGATTTTTATTTGGAGATAAAGCAGAAGGTGCTGTAACTCTAGGTAATATGAGTGGTGGAATGGAAAATATATATGCAACTCAAGCCTCAGATACAGGAAATCTATTCCAAAGATTATTTATGAGTTCTGATAGAACAGGAGATTCATTTTTCAAAAAACTATTTGGTGGAGACTTTGGCGGAGCATTTAGTTCATTCTTTGGACTTGCAAAAGGTGGTATCATGGGATATGAAACAGGTGGTATAGCAAGACAACCAACTTACTTAGTAGGAGAAGGAAAACAACACGAAGCAGTGGTACCACTACCAGATAATAGATCAATACCTGTAAAATTACAAGGAGCATCAGGTACAAATAATGTAAATGTAAATGTAGATATGGGTTCAGGTAAAGTTGAAACAACATCGGCAGATGATGGATTCTCACTTGGACAAGCAATATCAGCGGCAGTTGTTAAAGAGATAGAAAAACAACAGAGACCAGGAGGACAATTAAGTAGTATATAATGTCAGGAATTAGACAAAATGGAGGAGCAAATATATCAGGATTTTCTGCAGCTGTAGCTGTGGACAAGGGTATGACTTTAAAGCAAACCCCTTCAGTTATATTAGCAGATTTTGGAGACGGATATCAACAAAGACTTGCAGATGGAATAAATACTTTAGTACAAGAATTTTCAATTAGTTTTGTTACTAGACCAAAAGAACAAATTGATGATTTAGTTACATTTTTTGAAGGATTAGGTGGAGTATCAAAATTTGAATTAGTTGTAGACGATACAAATTCTGGTGGTGACACAGAAGTATATAAAGTAGTATGCGATTCATGGGAACAAACTTGGGATTTTGATAATTTTTATAGTTTGACTGCAACCGTAAGACGAGTTTATGAACCATGACCCAAAAAATAATAATAAAAGATTTACAAAAGTTAGAACCTGGCTCAGAGCTAGTAGAATTATTTGAACTAGAATATAGTCCGGGAGTATTTGCTTATTTTTCAAGTTTTCAAGATAACACTACTGCTTTACGATTTAGAGACTATCTAGCAAATGGTACTATTCGAACATATACTCAAATACCAGTTACTGCAGCAGGTTTTGAAAAGAAAATACAGGGATCAGTACCAAGACCTACACTAACTATTGCAAATGTTGATACTACATTATCAAGTGCAGTAGGAGATTTAGATTATACTAAATTATTAGGTTTAAAAGTAATAAGAAGAACAACATTAAAAAAATATTTATTTGGAGAAAGTGGTGATGCCACTCCACCAATTGAATATCCAAGAGAAATATTTTATATTGATAGAATGATAGAAAGAACAAAAGTATCTGTTAGATTTGAACTCGCATCTCCTTTTGATTTACAGGGAGTTACATTACCAAAAAGAAATGTTATAGCAAATAGATGTCCTTGGATATATCAAGGAGCTGGTCCTCATTTAGATGAAACTAGTCCTCCTCAAACATATAAAAAGGCACAAAGTGGTTGTAGCTGGCACTTAGAAGGAAAGTTTAAATCACCAAATGGTGGATTTGAAGCAGATGGAGTTACTCGAAAAGAATATACTTTTTATGTAAATCAAGATGATCATTACATAGTGCCTACAGGAAATGCTAGTAATCCAATTACAGCAACTACATATAGCAACGGTCTTACAGGAATTGATCCAAATGAGTATTTAAAAACCACTCATGCAACAGCACTAACTCGAATAAATCCTGATGGAACAACAACAAGTAATTCTCCTTTAGAATTTTGGCAAGTAAAATTAAATGCTGGTACAGGACAGACAGGAGCACAATTAGGAGTTCCCTCTGATTCAAATTTAAAAGTTGCAAGAGTTATACCATATACTTTATGGGCACAAAATACAGACTACCATACATTTGCAGAAAATGATTTATTTAATAGTTATGTAATTCATACTGATGATGTCATTACCTCTCCTACCTATCAAAAAACTTTGATATGGAAGGCGAAAAAACCAAGTAGAAATATCAAACCTGCACACGGTGAGTTTTGGGAAAGAGGAGATATTTGTAGTAAAAGTTTAACAGGTTGTAAAAAACGATTTGGAGCAGTTCCTATTACAACAGGAAGTGCTACTAGTACAGCAACAGCAGAACCACTAACAAATGTGGTAATACCATTCGGAGGGTTTCCAGGTGCTAAAGGATTTAGTTAATCAAGTTTTTGAACATGCGGCTGAAGAAGCTCCAAGAGAGTGCTGTGGAGTAATCGTAGATGATAATCAGTATATAAAACTGGAAAATATATCTACAGATAGAGATAGTTTTAAAATGGACGACAAAGTTTTCGCACTTTTACAACTTCAAAGAAAAATTTCATATGTAGTGCATAGTCACTACGAGGAAGATTCAAAACCTAGTCAATATGATATTAATAATTGTAATGCAATTAAGATTCCATTTTTAATCGTATCATATCCAGAAAAGGAATATAGTATAATAGAACCATGTTAAGAAATATTTATTTAAAAGGAGAATTAGGAGATGTAGTAGGAAAGTCTCATTGGCAACTTGTATGCAATACTCCAGCAGAAGCTATTACAGGTATAGATTGTCAAAGAGAAGGCAAATTATTAGAATATCTACGAAACTCAATATATAATGGAGTAAATTATACTTTACATAGAGGAGAAGATTTAATTCCAGAAAATGAGGCAATGCTATCTTTAGGAAAAGAAGATTTAATTATTACTCCTGTACCAGCAGGGTCTAGAAAAGGAAGAAAAGAAACATTTTTGGGAACATTAATAGCAGTTCTAGGATTTGTGTTGGGAGATGGAGGAGCAACTGGAAAAACGGTTATGGGAACTGAAGCTACACTATGGACAAAAACATTTTCAAAATTATTTCTTACAGTAGGGGTAACTTTAGCACAAAAAGGATTAGCTGAAATGGCTTCAAAAGAATCTACAACAGAAGAATCTGCAATATTCAACGGACCTGCTACTACAGTAAAAGCAGGAGCACCTGTTCCTATTTTATATGGACAACTTGAAGTTGGAGGAGTTGTAGGAAACTTTGGATTTACTAGTAAAACTTCTGATCAGTTTATAATAAATGGTAGTTCTGGTGGTGGTGGTCAAGGCACTGTGCCAACTGATCCAGGTGAAGGAGACACAAAACAAAACTAATGGCAGAGAAAAGAAATCAATTAAATAATAATAGTGGAAGAGGTGCAGGTCAACAAGCAGGTACAAATTTAGGCGATCAAAGAGCTATAGGTACTCATAAACAAAGTGCAGTTATCTTTGATATGATATCAGAAGGTCCAATTGAAGGATTAGTAGAAGGAGACGCTCGTAGTATATATCTAAACGGTGTTCCAGCAGTTAATCCAGACT